GTTCGTATGCTGAAGCTAGGGATAAATGTAATGAAGCAGTAAAAAGGTTAGCTCCTACCTTAGTATTTATAGTAGACTGTATGTCTTGTGTTTTTACTTTAAGTATAATCCTAGAAGCTTGCCCTACTCCTGCTACAGGGTAACCTCCGATTTCATTTATCTCATCTAAACCAGCGTTACCTGTAATATTTTCAGTGAATATAAAAGTATCGTTTTCGGGAAAAATTCTATATATTGCCATTTTATATAATTGTTACTCGTCCTTTAATGTCTTGATTGGGGTACTTAACTTCAAAAATACAAGGATCATACGATGGGTATACTGTATTATTCTTTGTTGCTCCTTCTATATCATAAGCGTAAGCAGAATAAGTTACTCCAGTGCTGTCTTGTTTATTTGTTATTTTTAAATTCTGTACTGTCTGTACACCTTTTACTTTATCTAACAGGGTATAAATACCCGCAATATTAATAGACTGATTAATACTTCTTTTATCTATATTGAAAAAGTCTCTTAATGCTACGTTACATTGATTAATAACATCTCTACCTGAATAGTTAGGTCTTAGTATAATATCGTATTCGATACCAATGTTAATGATAAAAGCATCTTTTATGTTTACAGAATCAGATACCATAATGTGCTCTGATAAGTACGTTTTAAGATTATTCTTTAATTGAGAAGATGCTGTTATAAGCTTCTTATCTTTATCATAAGCTAGTACATACAGTCCTAAAGCAAAAGGATTATAGCCTTGTACTGTATTAGGGTTTATATTACTATTTACAATCTGTTCTTGAATTACTAAAGCTTTGGCTACACTCCCAAATTGAGGTGGAAGTGAAAGAGCTCTGACGGCATAGTCATTTAAGGTAACAGTTCTGCTTTGCTCGTTAAACGCTCTTAAAGAATTCTCTCTTAGTTCTTCTACACTGTCTCCATCTCTCCCGCCTTCTGCTGCTTTTGGATTAGTGAATGTTAAATAAGCACTTGTTGTTCTAGATGTATCTCCATTAGCTAATACGTTGAAAGATATCGTATTTAAAGTATCGGCAGGTATATTTGAACTTACTCCACCTCCTTTTAAATACCTAACAGTAAGGTTTGAATTAGGAGCAACACCGTAAGACTTAGTGTGTAAAAAGTTAGAAGGATCGTACGCTTTGTTAAATTTATCTCTAACGTTACTACTTCTAATAGTAGTAGGGTCGGGAAGTATAATAGAGTCATCGCTATCATTAGTACCTGCTCCAAACTGAATCTGTAGATTTCCGTTAGAAGTGAATCTACTTACGAATCTTCTTGGTACTTTCTGTATTGCTAGATCACTAGAAGAAGACCCGGATACAAATATTGTATCTTGTCCAAGGTAGTCTACTTCTGTCCATTCGTTGCTAGATGCATCTACTATGTCTAGTACGCCGACTATATTAGAGTCCTGTATGGTTAAAGTTTTAAACTGTTCTACTGAGTCAATGGTAAAAGTTGTTGTTACTATTTCGCTTGAAAATACATCTACATTTTTAACAAGTTTATATTCAGATGGATTACCGCCACTTAAACTGTGTATAGTAACTTCTGTAGGGTCATAAGAGCTTGAAAATTGAAAATCGACTCTACTGTCAATTAAAAATTTAGTCTGAGATGAATCAGTGGATGTTATTGTAGAGTTTTGGGGTATAATAGCAGCTTGATTCCATTTAGGTAGGTATGGACTTGAAGAGTTAGCTTGTATAATCTGAGTTATTTGTAGTTTAGTTGATGATACTCCTGTTGTTTTAGGTTTATATCCCATCATGTATGCTAAAGAGTAAAGGTTTTTTGGATCTTTTGCATGAGTTAAAAAAGTTTCTTGAAGTTGACTATCTTGGTAGAAGGATAGTATATCCCCTACGTAGGATGCCATTTCTATAAACATCATTCCTGGTGATGTAGGAGAGAAGTCGTTATAGGTATTAGGAAAGTAGTTTTTAGTGTACTCTATTAGCTGTGATCTAAAGTCATTAAATCCTCTATTAACGTATTTTATTTCTCTATCTTGAGCCATTATTGATCTATATTTATTAGGATTTCGTCTTGAATACTAGAGTTTATAATTTTATATTTAAGGTACACTCTAAGTGTATTATTATCCGGGTCACCAGATATCTCAAATAATGTTTTTTTAACTCTAGGAAAAAATGTCCCTATTTCCGATATTATACGTGCTTTCAGTTCTATAATAGTATCCTCAGATACATTATCAAAAAGAAGCAATCTTATATCAGAACCAAATAAGGGATTGAGGTATCTTTCTCCTTTGTTTGTTAAGAAGTAATTAATTAGATTAGCTTTAATAGCTTCTTTAGTAGTATAGGTAGTATTAAAGACGGCGTTACCAGAAAATGGTAGGTTAACACCTACACCTACTGATGTTCTTATATCTAACGGATCTTTTTGTTCAAACCTTACTATCATCTATTATCTTACTTTTCTATCTTTTTCGTATGATTTATCTAATACTGCTTTTGCTTTACTTACAAAATCAAGTTTACTTATATCTATTCCTGGCATTGGTCCAGAGTTTTCTGTTAATCCCATTCCGGTTGCTATATTAGAAGCAAAATTAGGTTTCGTAGGTCCAGGATTATTTATCATGTTGTTATAATCTTGACTAGACATTTGCTGTCTTGTAGATTCTAGCATAGCGTCTAACGAAGCACTCTTACCAGTTGACCATTTTTTGGGTTGATTTTTCGGTACCTCTCTATAGGTAGCTTGTTGTGGAGTACTAGCTATTTTTACTGCTTCGGAAATTACATCTTGTAACTCTTCCTTCACAGCTGCTCTTACTTCTTCTCGTATGATTTTTCTTAATTGATCGAGTTTCATATATATAAATAGTTAAAGTATTAGTTATGCTTTAATAAAAGCTTTCGTTATTCTTTCTGTCTTGTTCTCTATTGTACTCATAATCTATATTAACACTACCGTCGTTAAGATTACTCTGTGTTATACCTAATGCGCTTCCTTGGGAGACATTAGGTCTGTAACTTTGGTTACTGGTTTTAGAAGGGTTGTTACTGTTAGCAGTATTATTTTGTTTTGGAGTTATAGGTGTTTCAGTTTTAGTAGATCTTTTAACCTGAATATCGGTGACTGTACTACTTGGTGATTTTTCCACGGTAACAACGTTGTTTGCTTTTAGTTGATTAAGTCGAAATTTTATTTCTTCTACTAATATTTCGGGGCTACTAGCAAAAGATTTAGGACCTGTTAACACAGTAACACCTCTAAAGTCTATTGCAACGGCTTGTCTTCTAGCTGATATAGGAGGTGAGTCCGGGTCTTTAAGAACTTTTATAGTATAGGTATCACCGCTTTCTGATATAAAGGCTATACCTTTAATGTATATATCGTCAGTTTTCTTCTGAACGTCATCTATTATTTTTCTTCTTTCTTCATCAGTCAAATCTTGTTTAGAGTAACATGCATCTATCAAGCTTTTAACTACCGTAAATATACCTAGTACGGGTGCTATACCGTCTCTCGTTATACGTACCCCGGTTTTGACAACCTCTTTTACTTCTTCTAAGTCTTCTAACCTTTCTTCTGCTCTTCTAATTCTTTCTTCCAGCTTAGTAAGGTTAGTTGTTTTTTTAGCACCAGTAAGGGTACCGGTTGTTCCCGTAATAGGGCTAGCAACGAAATCAGGTCTATAGTGGAGCTGTATATCTAAATATATCTTTAATGCTAATATAGCGGCGTCTAATAATAGGGGAAGTTTTGCTATTCTGTCTATTACTTTTTGAACTTTACTTAGCGTAGAGTCTACCTTATCTATTTTGCTTGCGAGCTTTTTTAACTGTTCCGGTGGCGGGCAGGTGTCAGAAAGTTCACTAAGTATGTCCCTTACTATAGAAAATGCTCGATTAATGACTAAAGCTCTAGCCATTCCTAAAGCGGTAATAGCGTATTCCGGTAGTTTAGATTTTAAATTCTTTTTAAAAGTATGTGGCATTATTCTGTATACACTTTAGATGATTTTAATGAGCTTTTTCCTCCCGGGTTAATGTCTTCCAATAAGCCGCTCATTGTACCTACGAGTTGAGGGCCTATGCCATTAAGTTCGGGTATTATTCCTCCGCCGTTTTTAGCTTTTGTTAACCCCTCTGATATAGTTCTCATGCTTTTTATTATTGTTTCCAAAAGTATTTCTAATCGATCTCCTTTTATTAAAGGCTCAGATTCTCTTATCTTAGCTTGTTCACCAAGGTAGATCTTCTTAGCATCTAATCCAATATAGTCTTCTGAGTCAATAAATGTCTGTTTAGATGATATACCTAAAGAGTTAGTTGATGTAAAGATTATATCTTCTTCAGTTGAGTTAAAAAATAATCTACCGCTATTAAGTATAATCTGTTTTCCTTCATACGCGTCTGATAGGGTAGGTCTAGTTTTAGCTCCTGCAAATTTTACTTTTGACTGTTTAAGCGGTATAGTGTGTTGAGAGGTTAGGTATATAGAAGAGTCATCTTTGTTTATATCTTCTACGTATAATTCAGTTACTTCTAATTCTTCATGTCCGTTAGTAAGTATAGTAATAGGCTTTTGCTTATTAGAGTTATTAGTTAACGTATTCATAGGAGACTTAGCTCCTCCAAATCTAATAGAGTTACCTAATCTACCCTGTATTATAGTATCTCCGTTAAAAGGGTATAGCGGTCTGGTTTTGCTATTCTCTTCATATTCGTAACCGGGAGCATCATCGTCTTGAGGTTCACTTTCTTTCTCTAGAGGTAAGTAGTTAATATCGTTATAAATTCCTAGAATAGAAATATAGTAATCATATTGAGATAGCTCTTCAGATTCTCTTGGACCTTTAACTAGTAGTACTACTTCATTAATAAGAGGAAGTGTAGTGCTAAAAGAGTTAATAGGAAAAGCATACGGTAGAGTTTTAGTATCTTCTACATCAATAGATTGAGTTAGGTTTACATACTTAATTACTCCTATACCGTCTATAGGTTTAAATTTACCTGATGTTATTTCTGGGTGATTCTTATCTAATATAATATCCTTTACTCTTACCGGTATTATATTATCGGCAGAGGTACTGTTTACACTAGAAAGGGGGTTGTTAAATTGCATCCTTTCCTTCTTCAGGTTTTTCTACTTCTTCTATTTCGTTTTCAATAGCTTCTTGCTCTTCTAATAAGTCTTGAAGATCAGAAAAATCAAATTCACCTGATTCACCTTTTGCAGCAGCAGCTTCTATTCGCTGGATTACTGTGGCTAGTTTAATTAAGTGTTCATCGTTTTTTACTCCTATCTCCATATACTCTTTTATCATTGGTACAATTAGAGTAGCATCACCAATATTTTCTATAAGTGGTTTAAGTTCTCCTATCAGCCCTTTTACCTGTCCTTTGGTTTCTTTAGAATTATCGTATATTTCAGAAAAAAGATCAGATAACGTTTTGCCTTTAAATATTTCTTTATCTAAGCTCATATAATAGTTTTATTATAAATAGATTATATGTAACTATTGTTCAAAAGTCCTTGATCGTACATCTTTTGGTATATAGCATACCATTCTTTTTTAAGTACATTTACTACTTTAGTTAAAGTAGGGGTATCGCAATCTGTCATTTCTCTTATATAAATGTAAAGTGCTTTCTTTTTAAATATCTCTATATCATTTCTAGTTTTAAATACTACAAGAACAGCATCAGCTATCTTTCTATCCGAAGGTTTTTCGAAAAGATCGTCTAATCTTTCGTACATATTAGATATCCAATTATCTAAAACTAGTATAAGAGTTTTTCTGTTTACAGAATCTATGTTGCTACCTGGTTCATAAGATTCCTCCATATCAGAAAATTGTCCTATTCTTTTTAACTTCTTATAATTCTTATTATTGTAGTTAATCAACCACCTTTTAACTATAGTACCAAAATAGGAATATGCTTTGGCTCCATTTGTAGGATCGAATTTCATAATCTTATCTTCTAGAAGTACTCCTACAAGCTCGTGCTTAAGGTCCTCTATTTTATCTACATCTGTGTAGTAAAACTTAAAGGTATGTATAATGTTTTCGGATAATTTATAGAAAGGGATATAGATATGATCAGTAAAGATTTTATTTCTGTAGTCTTGATCTGTTGACTCGTTATATTTGACTATATATTCTTCTGTTTCTTTTGTAAAATAATTAGCTTTCGCTTTTTTTCTTGCCATAATTTTCAGGGAGCATGTATCGGTCTAGCTCTTTTTGTACGTTTTCCATTTGTTTAAAAAAATAACCGACCTCATCGTCTGACTGAAATGTACCTTTCTGATCAAGATTCTTTAGGTGCTTTTGACCTTCGCCTACGGCGTTTGATATATTTTGTAAGTATTGTACTTGGTCCTGTACAACATCTTCA